ACCGTTAGCACCCAAACCGTTAGCCCCGAATCCACCTAAACTAGAAACGTATGCTCTCGCTACATTTGGTGCAACGTATAATTTTAAATCTTCTTTACCGTAGATTTCTTGTGGAATAGCGTTAACTACTTTTGTTAATTCATCTATAACATTTGCAGCTGTAATTGCTGTTCCAACAACATCAACAACACCTGTATCAGCAGTTGCTAAAGTGATTATACCATCAAACTCACCTAACTGAGCCTTATCTCCATTCCAGATATTCTTTTCGATTTTCTCAGCAGCCTTACTTGCCATATAACCCATTAGGTAATCTTGGAAAGAAGGTGGTAGGTTGTCGTGAGCAGACATACCCATAGAGATAGCATCCCAATCAGAACGGAAATCTTCCTTACATAATTGAACATTTACTTGTAAACTCTTTGGGTCTAAATATCTTTCTGTTAAAGTAACAGTAGATGTTGCGTCAAAATCACAAGTTCCATCTTTAAGAATATCATCAGTAGATAATACCTTAATAACTTCTCTAAATTTAACGTTTGGTTTAACAGTAATACCACCTGCATCTAAAGTGTTTGCAGATAATAAAGCCGCTGAAATAAAACCTTGCATTTTTTCACCTGCATAGGTAGTTGTAATACTAGTTGTAGTAGCCATAACTTAATTTTAATTTTTGATTAATCTTATTTTTTAAATAATTTTGAGAATACTCTATCTTGTGTTGTTTGAACTCTATTTTGGCTAAACTTAAAGCCTTTAGATTCTTCAACTTCGCTTTCAGGAGAGTGAGTAATCTCAACAACTTCCTCCGAAAGTTCTACTTCTTGTTCGCTTAATTCAGCAGGAACATCTTTTTTATAATCTTTTCTAATCTCTTCTAGTTTAGATAAGATTTCTAACATCTCACTTTTTAAAGAGCTTAAATCCTCTTTAGTAGCAAAATCTACTTTAACCACTTCCTCAGCAACTTCAGCAGGAGCTTCTTCGACCACTTCTTCAGCTAAGTCTACTTCGCCTTCCACTTCAGCAACTTCTTCAGATAGTTCTTCTTTAACATCTTGTCCTTGTGTTTCTATTACAGTTTCCTCAGTAGTTGTTTCCTCAACAGCCACTACTTCTTCTGATAGAAATACATTTTTAAGCTGTTCTAAAATTTCTGTCGCTTTTTTCATAAAATATATATTTCAGTTAATTAATTAACACATTATTATTAATGCGTTTCGTTTTTACACAAACAAGTCGCCCTCTGTTGAGTCGTTTGTTATAGTTCTAGTGTTTATTTCTTGCGTAACATCAGATATACCTTGACCTACTAAGCTACCAATACCTTGCTCCCATATATGGTCGCACTCGCAATTATGACATCTGCTTATTTGGTATGTGTTTAAATTCTTACAATATTTTGCTCTCATATTATTTATTTTTTTTATTTAAAACTAAGCATAAGATTGCGTTTTTTGTATAAAGAATATAATATCCCAAATTTTACAAGTACTGCCATCAGCAGTAACTTTCCAACTTGAACCGTTGTCTATAAAATCTTGGTCAATATAGTATTGGAATACTCCGTGAAATTCGTGCGTTTCATCATTGCCTTTTGGGAATAAAATATCAGTCTTTAATCTTTCGTATGGAGTAGCACCTGCATTTTCTAAGTTTAAGTGAATATAAGACTGTGACGCATTATCTGCTGAATAGTTAAAAACAACAGTCATTAAATAAACATCGTTTGGTGTTGTGGATAATAACCTATTTGTTGCAACATCGTAGTAATCTATTCCTGCTTCGCTTCTTACTATGTTAGCACCATTGTTTGTTAAAGTAGTTTCAACACCACTTGTAATTATTAGTTTGTTTTCCGCAGTATAAATGCCATCGTCATACCTAACCCAACCTAAACCTGTTTTGCTACCTGCTTGTGGGTATAATTTTACCCATTCACCATTGTAAACAGTCCAAACACCAGATTCGGTTGTTACATAAGCACCGTTTTCTATGTTGTATGTTAAACGCTCTACGTCTGTTGAAACACCAGCGTGTACCTTGTAACTTGTGTTTTTAATCATCTATTTTGTTAATTAGTTGTTTTATAATATCCACAGACTCTTGAGCAGCTAACTCCTCCTCTAAACTCTCATTCGGTCTCTCTGTAGCCTTATCCGTAAAGAACCCCTCTATACTAAAGCCCTTAACCCTTTTTGTCTTAACAAACTCTTGCCAAATGCTCTCATTGTTTACTTTTACCGCAACCATCCAAGTTCCCACAGGTGTACTTAAACCATACTTTCTTGACTTGTCGTGCACGTCATCTTCTATTATCCAAGATTCAACAACCGAAAGACCGTTTATTATAACCTCGTGTTCTAAGGTGCTGTTGTTCTGTTTTCCCCTAGATAAAAACAACTCAGAGGCTTTTCTAACAGTTTCCTCAGAAAAGTATATGTAATACTCTCCGCTTTCGTTTCTTCTAATAATCTTTTTATTAGGTATTAAAGCAGCACCCATAAGAATCCTCTTATCGCTATCTACTTCAGCTAATTGAACCTCTTGCGACTTTAGTGTTATAAAATCCTCTTGTATTGCAGGGTTCTCAACGATTGAGATAGCTTCTATACCATCCCAATCGCTTTCCTCATTTATGTATAATTCAAATACTTCTAAGTCTTCCATAATTAATTAACAATTTGTATTCTATTTATTTTAGATTAATCTCCTAACGTTGCACTTGTTTGAATAGCGTTATCTAACTGCTGTTGTGATGTCATTTGTGATGAAACTACAAACGCTTGTACAGGTGTACTTACTTGACTAGCAATTCCTTGTGCTAGTTGGTTTTCACCAGTAGAACCGACTAAGTTAAAGTCAAATGTTCTACCACCTCCTCCACCTTCACCTCCGCCAGAGCCTGAACCACCACCAGTACTTCTTGATTGCAGAGTTGTGGCTGCTATTTTAGCAATAGATATACCTGCACCTATGTTGTTTTTTAGTATTCTTGTTTTACCAGTAACAACTGATTTTGTTGCTAGTCCTTGAAACACCGCTGCACCTGCAAGGTTTCCAAATGATGCTTGAGTCGCTGCCGCTGCTTGATATCCCGAAGCTGCCTTAGACGAGTTTACTGTTACAGCCGCATTGGATGCTTGTGTCTTAACTATTATATCCGCTATTGCGCTACCTTTCTCTAATACAAGAGCCGCTGTTGCTAGAGCTTCATTTTGCCCTGCAATATCTTTTAATACACTACCCAAGCCACCTAACCAAGATATATACTCTTGATTTATAGACATTTTAGCGTCAATCTTTTGTCTTTCTAATTCAATCTCTCTGACAGCCATTGTATTTTGAAAAACCATTCTTTCTTCAAAAAGAATACTCTCTACCTCCATAGTGGATAATAGTGAATTCTCTAAGTCTGTTCTTCTCGCCTCCTCAGCTCTATTGAACTCAGCTAATTCAGCTTCGTTAAGCGCTCTCTGTGATGCTATTTGAGACTCAATTCCCTCAGCACCTACACTACTCATTGGACTACCTAAAGAACCTGCTTTAGTCCCACCAGTAGTAGCTCTCATACTATCCCACTCAGACTTAGCTCTACCAACTCTAGTTTTCGATATTAACTCAGCATACTTTAGCTCTATCTCTAATTTCTTGTTTGCAGTTTCCTCCGCTTGAAGTAATTGTAATGAATCTGAGGCTCTTGTGTAGCTTAACTCAGCATCACTAATAGATTTGTCTAGTTTAGCCTTTTCCTCCGCATACCTTTCTTCTGCTTTGTATTCTTCTACAGACATATTTAGTCTCTTAGCTTGCGCTTCGACAAATTGCTTGAATCTAAGTTTTTGTTTAGTTTTAAATGTTTCCTTAGTTAGCTCTAAATCATCTTGAGCAAACTTTTGCTTAATTTTAAGTTGCTCAAACTCATTTTCTTCTGATGCAAGTTGAAAATCTCTATTTTTATCTAGTATAAATTTTTCAAGGTCTAATATACCTGCCTTAAAGATTTTATCGGCTCTATTCCTAGAATTACCCCTGTCCTTTTTATTCCCATACAGCCATTGCAATAGTATTCCACTTGTAGGGTCGTTAGGGTCAGCATTCTCCTTGAGTTTATTAACTAATTTATCTATACTGTCTTGAAATTCATCAACATCTTCTTTTCTGTTCTCTTTAGCTTGTTCCTCTACTTTAACCCTCGCGTTTTCTCTACTATTATTAAAATACAACCAACCTTTTTCGTACCAAGATATGTTATCCTCTAAGTCGCTTGTTTCTGCTTTAATCTGCTCAACCATAAGTTCAGAAGCTAACTTATTTATAGCCTTAGCTTTAGCTGACCTCATTAACGCATCTATTTCAGCATCTATAGCAACAACACTCCCTGCTGTAGCGACACCAGTGTCATCTATAGCTATGGTTAAATCTTCGTATTCTTCTCTAGCTGTTTTTATAACTCCATTCTTGTCTTTTAAAGATATAGTGGTGTCATTTAAAGCATTCTTTAGCAACATCAGCTTCGCTACGCTCTCAGTTATCCCTGTGTCGTTTAAGTCCTTTAACTTGTCCTCAAGATTATTAGCTTCCATAGCCATTCTCTCAAATACAGCTATTACTGTCTGAGCTAAAACAATTATACCTAAAGGCCCTAGCATAGCAGAACCCAAAGCTCTCAAACCTTTGCCCAAACCACCTGCTGCCTTAGTTGTATAAACAAAATTAGAAGCTAATTGAGACAAGTTATTCGCCATACCTTGCATACCGTAATTACTATCCGATATAGCTCGACCAACTTCTAACACAGAAGAAGATGCACTACCTGAAGCAGCAGACACACCCCTCATATTGTTAGATAGGTCTTGCATCTTAGTCTTAGAATCCTTTAACCCCTTGTTAAACCTATTGAAGTTCGTGGAATTTACAGTTTTTGCAAAGTTACCAAACTCAGCCCTAAGTTTAGACACAGGTATTTGAGTAGCTACTAATTGGTTTTTAAGATTTCTTACGGACGCTGTACCTGTTTCGGAATCAACCGTAATCTTATATCTTATTTCGTCGTTTTGAGCCATTATTTTCTTCTTATTACGTTTTTAAATTCACTCCAATTAGTCGGTGATTGATATTTGCCTTTAGCTATTTTAATGTCCTCGTCATCAACCAACCAATCCTCCATCGCTAGTAATTCTATTATTTGCTTAATCATAATTATAATTGTGTTAATTGTTGTAATTCGCTATCTGTTAAATTAGTATTAAAGTATGCTATGCTATTTGTTTTACCAAAAAAATTATTACCATTAGCACCATCGCTAAAAGATAAACTTGCTAGTCCAATAGGAATGTTACCACTAAGAACCTCATCTATCTTTAA